CTTCCGATTTAGTGACATTATTTTTAGAGAATATTTAGAGTCTATATTTAAAGAACCAGGTGAGTATGGATTTACTGACTTGGCTTTTAAATTTAATGAAGAAGCTAAAAAGTTTACTAAAGAAGGATACTATTGTGATGCACCTTTTAGATCTAAGGATTTTACAACTTATTGGGAAGATCAAAAAAACAAATGTAGAGTAGGAGTATTATATAAAGATGGTGATAAACATTGGTACTTAACTAGAGATTATTACATGTGGTTAAATTTTCTTCCAATCTTTGATAAAGAAGAAAAACATTATGGATTTGCTAAGGTAAGAGATGCACAATATCATATGGCTATGTATGAAATTATAGCAGAACTAAATCATCAACATGTAGCTATACTAAAAAAGAGACAGATAGCATCCTCATATTTTCATATGGGTAAAATTATAAACCAATACTGGTTTGAAGAAGGATCTATATGTAAAATAGGAGCATCACTTAAAGATTATATTAATGATAAAGGATCTTGGAAGTTCTTAGAAGAATATAAAACTTTTCTTAATGAACATACAGCTTGGTATAGACCTAGTAATCCTGAGAAGGTATTATTATGGCAACAACAAATTGAAGTCAAAGTAAATAGCAGAAAAACATCTAGAGGATTAAAATCTAAAATTCAAGGAGCATCATTTGAGAAAAATGCAACTACTGGAGTAGGTGGACCGTGTACATATTTCTTTCATGAAGAAGCAGGTATTGCAAAAAACATGATGCAGACATATGAGTACTTACGTCCTGCAATGTCTTCAGGTATGATGACAACTGGACAATTTATTGCAGCAGGATCAGTGGGAGACTTAGAACAATGTAACCCATTGAAAGATATGATACTTAGTCCTGGAGCTAATGATATATATGCTGTAGAAACTAACCTAATGGATAAGGATGGTACCATTGGTATGGCTGGATTATTTATTCCAGAACAATGGTCTATGCCACCTTACATAGATGACTTTGGAAACTCACAAGTTCAAGATGCGGTTAAAGCAATTAATATAGAAAGAAGTAGATGGAAAAATGAATTGAGTGGTGAGCAATTTCAATTAAGAATTTCTCAGAAACCATTAAATATAGCAGAAGCATTTGCATATAGAAAAGAATCAATATTTCCTCAAGGTGTATTAAGTAAACAACTTAAGAAAATAGAAGAGAAAGAATACTCTTATGAGCTAATAGCTTTAGATAGAGATCAAACAGGTATAGTTGCTAAGAGAACATCTAAGCTTCCAATTACTACTTTCCCTGTAAATAAGAAACAGCAAGATAAAACTGGATGTATAGTTGTATGGGAAAGACCTATTCCATCTCCTGGCTTTGGTGCATATTATGCATCTATTGATCCTGTGTCAGAAGGAAAGACAACTACATCAGATTCATTATGTAGTATTTTTGTATACAAGAATGCAACAGAAGTTACTAGACAAATGAAAAGTGGGGATACTGAACAATTTATTGAGAGAGATAAGATTGTTGCAGCATGGTGTGGACGTTTTGATGATATAAACAAAACACATGAAAGATTAGAAATGTTAATTGAATGGTATAATGCATGGACAATAGTAGAGAATAACATCTCATTATTTATTCAGCATATGATAGCCAGAAAAAAACAAAGATATTTAGTACCTAAACAACAGATATTATTTCTAAAAGATCTTGGGTCAAACAGAACAGTGTACCAAGAATACGGATGGAAAAATACTGGTACATTATTTAAAAGTCACTTAATTTCTTATGCAATAGAATTTCTAAGAGAAGTTATTGATGAAGAGTTAGATACAGAAGGTAATGTAATGTCACAAACTTTAGGTGTAGAAAGAATTCCTGATCCTATGCTAATAAAAGAAATGTTAGCTTATTATCCTGGATTAAACGTAGATAGAATGGTTGCTTTTGGTGCATTAGTTGCATTTGCAAAAATACAACAATCCAATAGAGGTTATTCTAAAAGACGTGAATCAGACGGTAATTCCTTGGTAAATTCAGAAAAAATAAGTAAATTAAAGTATAGTCCGTTCAAAAATATTGGACGTAGTAACAGCGGTAACAATTCTAGAGGTAGGAGATCTGGCTTTAAAAATTTTAAATAAATGAGAGTATTAAATGCAATGCAACTTAAGAATGGTGCTAAAGCAGAAAATGGAGATACATTTTCTAGTTTAACACAACCAGTTCAGTTTATATCTTATAAAGAAAAAACAGATGATTGGGCCGCTTGGAATTTAGATTGGTTAGAACTACAAGGTATAGAGTTTTTGCGTGTAAATTCTAGAAGATTACTAAAAAATTATAAGTTAGCTAAAGGTATAATTGATAAGACAGATTATATAGTTGAACCAGACAATGATTACAAGGATATGATGGACGTTCTTACAAAAGAGAATGACTCAGCATTAGAATTAAAATTTTACCCTATTGTTCCTAATGTAATCAATGTACTTACCGGTGAATTTGCTAAGAGATATTCTAAAGTACAATTTAGAGCTGTAGATGATGCATCATATAATGAGATGCTTGAACAAAAGAAAGTACAGATTGAAGAATCTTTATTAGCTACAGCAGAAGCACAGATGATTTCTAAAATGCTAGAACAAGGTATGGATCCAGCATCAGAAGAAGCTCAACAAGCTTTATCTCCTGAAAATATAAAAACATTACCAGAAATAGAAGACTTCTTTAGTAAGTCATACAGAAGTATGGTAGAAGAGTGGGCTTCCCACCAACTTGCAGTAGATGATGAAAGATTCAGAATGCAAGAACTTGAAGAAAGAGGATTTAGAGATATGCTTATTGCAGATAGAGAATTTTGGCATTTTAGAATGTTAGAAGATGACTATGATGTAGAGCTATGGAATCCTGTATTAACTTTCTATCAAAAATCACCAGACCAAAGATATATAGCAGACTCTAATTACGCAGGTAAGGTTGATTTAATGACTGTATCTGATGTAGTAGATAGATATGGTTACTTAATGGATATGAAACAATTAGAATCTTTACAAAGAATCTATCCAGCAAGGTCAGCACAATATCAAGTAAATGGATATCAAAATGACGGATCATATTATGATCCAACTAGATCTCATGAATGGAATACTAATTCTCCTGGTTTAGGATACAGACAATTTGTAAGTAATTATCATAATGACCCAGCAACAGGTGGAGATATATTAGGAGAAATACTTAATGAAAATGAAGATGTTTCCATGTGGGGTGAAGGTAACTTAATGAGAGTTTCAACTATATATTGGAAGACACAAAGGAAAGTAGGACATTTAACTAAGATAGAATTTGATGGTGAAATTACTCAAGAGATAGTTGATGAAACATTTAAGATAACAGTAAAAGGTGTATATGATACATCAATATTTAAACAAAAATCTAAAGATACTTTATTAGAAGGTGAGCATATTGATTGGATATGGATTAATGAAGTATGGGGTGGAGTTAAAATAGGACCAAACTTACCTGCAATGTGGAGATCTACAATGGCAGATAATGTAAACCCTATTTATGTAGGTATCAATAGAACTAAACCTGGTAGATTACCTTTTCAATTTAAAGGAAACAATACACTTTACGGATGTAAACTTCCTGTAGAAGGAAGAGTATTTTCTGATAGAAATACAAGATCTACATCATTAGTAGATTTAATGAAAGCATATCAAGTTGGATACAATATGGTGAACAACCAAATTGCAGATATCTTAATAGATGAGTTAGGAACAATAATAATGTTTGATCAAAATGCTTTACCACGTCACTCTATGGGTGAGGATTGGGGTAAGAATAATTATGCAAAAGCATTTGTAGCAATGAAAGATTTTCAGATGTTACCTTTAGATACATCTATAACAAATACAGAGAATGCTACTAACTTTAATCACTATCAAACTCTGAATATGGAGCAGACTAGTAGATTAATGTCTAGGATACAATTAGCAAATTACTTTAAGCAACAATGTTTTGATGCTATAGGTATCAACCCACAACGTCTAGGAGGCGCTGTATCAGCTCAAACAGCTACAGGGGTAGTTCAGGCTATGCAACAATCATACGCTCAAACAGAGATGTATTTTGTACAGCATTCGGATCATCTAATGCCTAGAGTACATCAAATGAGAACTGACTTGGCACAATACTATTATAGTACTAACCCAAGTGTAAGGTTATCATACATATCTACTGAAGCAGAAAAAGTTAATTTCCAAATTAATGGAACTGAATTATTACTAAGAGACTTTAATGTATTTGCTACAACTAAAACTAATCATAGAGCAATTCTAGAAAACTTAAAGCAAATGGC